CGACCTGGTTCGAACAACCGACTACCTGCTAATTCAACAGGCCCGTCGGTTCCAGACAGGACGAAGACCTCCACCACCGGCAACACACGCCGGATGTCAAGAAAGCCAAGATTCACATCTATACCCATGACGTCCACCACTTATGCACATCGCCCTCAGGCGACGGCACAGCAGTCTCTTATCACAGCGGAATCCACGGTAAAAGTTCACTACCACAATCTGACATAACCACCCGGGAGGTTCGGGCAAGCTGTCCATCGACACGGCAAGCCAAGAAGCTCTTCGGAGGCGCCCATAGTTCATCATAGTTCCAGTAGTCCACAGTCCGATCATCGCGAAACACATCCGCGAGATCAGTCCATCTCTCTTCCAGCCGGGCCACGCGGTCAGTCTCAACCGCCAGGTCCGCTTCAGGAAGCACACCGGAACAGAAATCATGCAAAAGGACGTGTGCCGACACAACGTCACCCCCCTGATCCTCTTCTGATTCACCAAAAACACCCACGAGAGCCGAAGAAGCGTCACGGTAGCCGAGAGTAAAGGATGTCTCTTCGGCCACCGTAAGGCTGCATGGCGGCTTGAGGAGCCCGTATGCGCACTGGATGGCACGCGCAACGACTCGGTCGATCTTGGTTGGCTGAAATCGACCGCGTGTAGGCAGCCCGAGACCTCCGCACGCTTCGCTAATGAACCACGGCAGGCGAGCCGGAAGGCGAGATCGGTTGTGCGCAATGAAGCGCTCAACTAACCACTCACCATCCGCCTCGTCCCAAGGCTCCACCAACGCGCGCGCGCGCGATCCCAAACTGCCATCACGCTCCCCAAAAGCGTCTCCGCACTCAACTGTTCCTCCACTGCGCTTCAGGCCATACAACAGGCCAAGATTCAAACAGGGCACCTCCTGTAGCTCAGTGAGAACTTCAACCGTTCCGTCCCCCAACAACTGGACACGGCCCGCTCGGACATAGCAACGCGAATTCATGTTGCAAAAGTCCGGCGACACGTACGTCTTGCCAACCGATTCGGCAAGTCCGCCGGCGGCCGTCACAAGCCGCCAGCGTGAGACGCCTACTGCGTCCGTACGCGCCAAAATGTCGTCTCCGTTGATCAGCATCGGGCACTCCCGCAACAACCGATCCGGAAAACAAGCATAGCGCGTCAATGCTGCGTTAATCACACACAGCACCGGGAACGAGACCGGCGAGCCCATCAACTGGCCCCACCGCTGCTCATACAAGCCGTCATCATCCGAAATCACATGATCAACCATAGCCTCCATGAACACCTGTCGCGTCCAGGCCTCCAGGCCCCAGATACGACAGATCTCCTCCACACAGACAACCGAGAGGTGCCGCGACAATTCATTTGTCGCGGACTTGTAATCACCGCTGAGCCACACCTCATTACCACGCGGAATGCCAACACCGCAAAAGATATCGTCGGCCGACAGCACACGATCGATCACGAACAAGTCGTGAGACGATCGGAGCTGCCGCCACAACGCCTTCTGAAGCGGTCGAAGCATCGCGTAGCGATGAGCAGGTCCTTTCGAAATAACTCGGACCTTCAGCGCCTCTGCGAGACCAAGCGGCACGGCCCAAGGATACTCCTCATGAGAGAGTTCCCAGAGCCGCTGCTGGTATCGCGTAGCCGCTGCGTGATTCAAAACCACAACGGGTACCTCCGGTTGGATCCAATCATCCACAGCACCACCACCCCACCAAAAGCAACTGAAGGGCGACTCATACGCAAAAACCCCCGGTTCGGACCGGTCGGTCGCAGACCACTGGAGCAGACCCGCCGCTCCGCCATCTTGGCGGGGCAGGTCCCAGTACATCGGCGGCCGTTCCCCGTCGGGAAGGTTAAATGCGGAGAACTCAGCATGGCACGCATCGGCTACGTGCGCACGAATCGAAGGAAACAAACCTCGCGAGAGGTCTCCCGCTTTCGAACCGCGGAAGATTTCCCTAACCGTACGTCGGACTTGCTCCTCGAGCTCCGACTTCTGCTGAACGACGTTCTCTATCCATCGCTCTTCATCCCACTCACACGTCCCATCCACAAGACCGCCGTCGTAAACAAACGAATGCAGAGCACTGAGTGTGCGACCCGTTGAAAGGTCACGCACAGTGTCGGCAACGCCCTTCGCGACGACGTCCTCTGACGGTCTCGGCAGTCCCTTCTTCATCATAAGGTATGAGTAAAAGAAACTCAAAGCCCGGACATAATCTTCCGTGTCCCGGACTCGCAGCATCCGCCGCATCCTCTGAACGAAGGCATACCACCGACCGCCGACGAAAACGTATGGAGAGTCGCCTCCGAATCCCCAGCCCTCTAACTCAGGGGGCAGGTCCGGAAGCGGCTGCTTCAACGCCCACGCGAACATCGCAGACAGCTTATACTTCATCACCTTGAGCTGGTCCTTTGACCCAAGGCGAACAAGCTTCCCGCATGCTTCGCGCAACTTCTGCATGGCAACCACATCCACATCCATTCCATAGAACGTGAACAAATCCACAAATGGCTGCACATACTCTTGACACAACCCCCCTGGCGGGGTTGCCGCATGACGCTCACCAGCGTCACGGCTTCCGTCGCCATCCGCGACGGGGCCATTACCACGGTGCTCTCGCCGAACAGCGAGAGCGCGTTCAATGACGTTTCTTCTCTTTTTCGAATGAAAC